TCATCTATTTCAACAGCGGGTTCCTGGCTCGCTGGTCGATTGCCACCAGCGGCGAGGCCGAAAGCGGATCGAACGCGGGCAGCAATCTAGCCATCGACTCGTATTCCGATGCGGGCGGCTTTCTCGCTGCTGTGCTTTCGATCAACCGCGCCACCGGACTTGTGACCATCCCGGATCTCGGTTCGGCCTCGGCCGCCATCACCGGCGGCACGATCGACGGCACGATCATCGGCGGCAGCACGCCGGCGGCGGCGACGTTCAACTTCATCACCGTATCCTCGATCTCGGGCAGCGCGGGCACCATCGACGGCGTGGTGATCGGCGGGACGACGCCGGCGGCCGGTTCGTTCACCACCGTCACCGCCACATCGACGGTCAGCGGTGTCGGTCTGATCGCCACCACCAGCGGGATATCGATCGGCACGAATACGCAGACCGGCGCTTCGCTGAGTTTCAACACCGCAGCGGCCAACTACCGGCTTATGAATTTTTACTCAGGCGGGGTATCGCGCTGGCAAGTCGGTGTCGATAACTCGACCGAGTCCGGATCGAACGCGGGCGCCAATTTCTTCTTCAATTCGAACACCGACGCGGGCGGCTTTCTGGCGCAACCGCTGACGATCAACCGCGCCAGCGGTCTGGTGAGCCTGTCGAAAGGGGCGGCGATCACCGGCGGATCGATCAACAACGCCACGGTCGGCGCCACCACGCCATCGACCGGCGCGTTCACCACCCTGACCGCCAACAACACCGTCACCCTGGCGCCGGTCACCGCCAATGTCGGGCGCAACATCTTCCACAACCCCCTGTTCAACATCGCACAGCGAGGCACCGGACCGTTTACCACGGCGAGCGTCTACACCGCCGATCGGTGGATACTGTCGCTGGCCAATGACACCGACAGCATCACCGTCGCGTCGCTGACCGACACCGACCGGTCCGGGATCGGCAATGAGTATGCCGAAAACGCCTTGCAATGCGTGGTGGCAGGGGTGAGCACCGGCCTGACGCAGATCCTGCAATACACCGAGGACGTGCGCCGGACCGCCAACAAGACCGTTGTGCTAAGTTTCTGGGCCAAAGGTTCGGTGGCGCTGAACGTCGGCGGCTACATGAGCCAGAATTTCGGCAGCGGCGGTTCACCGTCGGCGTCCGTGTCGTTCGGCACGCAAAGTGTGGCGATCACGACAAGCTGGGCGCGCTACAGCATGACGTTCACCGTGCCCTCGACCTCGGGCAAGACGTTGGGAACCACGGCCAACACGAGCAGTCTTCTAGTCGCCCTGGGTCTTTCGGCGGGTGCCGCAGCCAGTCCGACCTTGGGTGTCGGGGTGCAGTCCGGCACCTTCACCTTCTGGGGCATGCAACTCGAAGTCGGCCCTGTCGCGTCGCCGCTTGAGACCAAGGAAATCGGCCGCGATCTGGTGCTTTGCCAGCGTTTCTATCAGGTCTTTTCGACGTTGCAGGTCTACACCAGCTATGGCCTCGCTGCGGGCGCGGCGATCCAGGATTTCATCTTCCCCGTGACGATGCGCGTGGCCCCGACAGGCACGTTAAGCGGCGCCAGCTACGGCAACGCTTCGGCCGCGACGGTGAACGCAACAACCGTCAGCGAAGCCCGCATCCAGATCAGCATCACCGGAGTCGGCGCAGCGTTTGGCTCGTTTACCGCAGCCTTCAGCGCCGATTTCTGATCGGTAGGGCCTGATGTACGGCTCATCCGCCTATTCCAGCACCGCCTACGCCGCCGGGCGCACACAGTTCCTGGTGCAGATTGACGGCTTTGCGCCCGCCGAGTGGCTGGAAAGCCTGCGCCGTGACATTGCCGTTCCCGACGAGGCGCTGGTTGGCGTTCGCACCGACGCCAACAGTCCCGACTCGATCTCCGGTTCGCCGCAAACCACCGGGCTGATATCGGCGGAAAGCCTCGCCAGTGTGCGCGCCGATGCCAATGTGCCGCTGGAAAACCTTGAAGGGCTGCGCACCGACGGCAACCTGCCGGTGGAAAATTTCACCGGTTCGCGCACCGACGGCAATGTGCCCAGCGAACGGTCCGGCAGCCCGCGCGGCGACACCGCCATCCCGGACGAATGGTTCGGCAGTGCGCGCGGCGACAGCCAGATCCCCAACGAGCGGTTGGAAGGCGTCATCACCGACGCCAATGGGCCGGTCGAAGACCTCAGCGGCGTCGCCAGGGACAGCCAGATACCGGCCGAACGCAGTGCCGCGACCGCGAATGTGGGCCTGACGCCGGCAGAATCATCGGCCAACGAAGTCACCACCGGCGCCATTCCGGTGGAAAACCTGGGCGGCATTGTCCGCGACCGCACTCTGCCAGACGAAAGCCTCTCGGGTGTCATCACCACCGAGATCAGCCCGACAGAATGGTTGAGCACCGTGCTGCCGGTGCAAATCGACGCTTCGATCCCGATCGAATGGCTGGGCGTGTTCCCGACCGTGATGATCGACCAGTCGATGCCGACCGAATGGACGGCTTCGGTTGAAACCGACGCCAATGTGCCGCTGCAAACCTCGGTTGATCTGGTTCGCACCGACGCCACGCCACCGACCGAAACGGTCGCATCGCTGCAAACCGACGCGGCCCCGCGCGACGAAACGCTCGCCAACGTCAGCATAGACGACAAGATCATCAACCGTTGGCATGGGCAGCCCACCACCACCAGCGCCATTCCGGCGGAAAACGCATCGGCACTGGAATCGGACGCGCTGACGCCGAACGCCGTGCTTGGATCTCCAACCGCCGATGCCGCGATCGCAGCGGAAACGACGGCCAATGTCAGCATAGACGACAAGATCATCAACCGTTGGCACGGCCAGCCCGTCACGGATGCGGCGGTGCCGGCGGAGACGTCCTCGGCGGTGCACACCGAGACGCCGCCGCTCAACGAGTGGCTGGGCGCGCTGCCGGGCGATACAGCAATCCCAGCGGAAACGACGGCCAACGTCAGCATCGACGAAAAGATTATCAACCGCTGGCACGGCCAGCCGGTCACCACAACGGCGATCCCGGCGGAGTGGTTGATCTCCACCGCCACCACCGGTGCGATACCGACAGAACGGCTGGTTGGCGTCGCCACCGATCAAGCCCCGACGGCAGAATCGCAGGCCAACGAGCAGACCCACAACGCCAGCCCGGCGGAGACGACCGCCACGGTAGCCGCCGATGGCACGGCGCCGGTTGAGGCTGCGGCCGGTGTTATCGGCGACGAAGCCCCGCCGACGGAATGGACAAGTTCGGTCCTGGCGGTGCAGGTCGATACCAACATTCCGCTGGAATGGCTTGGCTCGACGCTCATGGTCCAGACCGACGCCTCGGCGCCGACGGAATGGACCGGCACGGTTGAAACCGACGCATCGGCGCCGACCGAGGCCATGGTTTCGGTTAGTCGCGACGGCAAAAGCCCGGCCGAAAGCCTGCAATCGGCGCAAACCGAGGGCACAAGCCCGGTCGAATCGCTGGTTGGCGTGCAGAGCGACGCCAGCGCGCCGGACGAAACCACAGGCACGGTCAGCACCGACACAACGAGCCCGGTTGACGCGCTGCAATGGGTGGCGGCGACGGGTGCGACGCCGGTGGAATCGCTGGCCGGGGTGGCGACCGACAGCGTCACGGCAAATGAAGACCTGATCTCGGTCGATACCGACAGCGCAAGCCCGGCCGAGGCGATGCCATCCGTGCAAGCCGTCGGCGCCAGCCCGGTCGAGTCGTTGGCCGGTGTGCAGCGTGACACGAGCGAACCAACGGAAGGGCTTGGATCAGTCCAAACCTACGCTTCAAGTCCAATCGAGTGGTCCAGCTTGGTCGCTGGCGATGCGGCGATACCGGCAGAAGCACAGGCCGCCGCCTCCACCGATCGGGGCGTGCCGGTTGAAAGCCTGACCGGCGTGATGGTCACGCAGAACGATCCAAACGAGTGGACGAGTTCTGTATCTGCGGTGCTGGTCGATCAATCGATCCCGGCCGAATGGACGGCATCGGTTGTCAATGACGGCCTATCGGTTGACGAAACCGCTTCTGCGGTTGTCACCGACGCCGCAATCCCGGACGAGCGCGGCGAAATAGAGGTCGTGTTCGGCGGAGCGAATGACCAGTGCATTGAGCCGCCGCCCGGTTATCGGCGGCTGCTGGACACCTCGAACGTTGACCTGGCAGCGCAAGAAGCGGCGCGGCTGCGCCAGTCGCGCATTGAAATCGGTCTGTTGCCGCAAGACGACGTGCCCGACCTGCCGGCACCGATCGCCGATATCCCGCCCGAACAGGCGATCATCTTCGTTGTTCCGCCGGTCATCGAGGTTGTCCCGTTCGCGGCGGATGCGATTGCGGCCGAGATCGCAGCGACGTTGCTGGATGCCATTCGCGCCGACGATGCGGCAACGATCGCGGCTGAGGCGGAGGCGGATGCGCTGAAAATGATGCGCCTGATCGCCGATGACGCTGATGTTTTGATGCTGCTTTCGGCGCTGATTTGACATCGCGGTGTCAGCGTGTGTTGGTAACTGATTGACGACACACGATCATATCAAATAAAAACCGAACGACGTGCCTGACCAACCGGCTGGTGACGTGCCGGGTGACCATCTCCGCCTGCCCTAGACGACCCCCAGGAGACGTTTGCCCGTGGCATCGATTGCCGTTTCGCGCCCACCTGACATCCTCATTCGCACAGCCCCGCCGCTGTCGGCGACGTCCGACTCCCCGTTGGCCGAGGTGGCAAAGCCACCGGTATCCGCATCCAACCATGCCGACGACAACGATGCCGGCATCCCGGCGGAAATGACGTTGCAGGAGAAGGCCGCAGCGGATGCGGCGCGATCGGTGGAAGCCGGTGCGGACCCAGAAACGACTGAGAAGCCTGCAAAACCGGCGAAAGCCGACAAGACCGCCAAGGCCGAACCAACTGAGCCGGAAGTCAAAGTTGAAGCCGCCGGCGAGGACGATGAAGTTGACGTTTCGGATCTTCCCCCAGGCACCCCGACATGGGCGGTGCGGGAGATATCGAAGGCACGCAAGGTCTCGCGCACCCAGGTTGCCGAAGCCGCCGCTGCCATCAAAGCCGCGACGGACGCTGCGGCGGCAGCGCGGGCGGAACTCGCGGCGTTGCGCGCGGCGGCGGAAAAGACCCCCGAACAAGCCAAGCCCCTCGAACCGGTTGTCGATGCCCGCCCGACCCGCGATGCGTTCGATGACCCCGATTCGTATGACACCGCGCTGACCGAATGGGCCGAACGCGAGGGCGTGCGCAAGGTTGCCGCCAAGCAGGAAGCCGAAGCGCAGGCCAAGGCGAAGGCCGACGCCGAAGCGGAAGCGGCGCGCCAAGCTGCGATCTGGACCGCGCGGCGTACGGCGGCGATCGAGAAATACCCCGATTACGAGAAGGTTGCCGAGGGCGATCATGTCGTCTCGATGCCGATGGCGTCTGCGATGATGGGCCTCGAAAACGGCACTGACGTTGCGATGTATCTGGGCCAGAACCCCGAAGAGAGTGCCAAGATTGCCGCGATGCCGAGCCCGGTGTTGCAGATGGTCGAGGTTTGCAAGCTGGCGGCACAGCTATCGGCGCCGAAGCCGCGCGCGACGCGCGCCAAGCCGATCGAGCCGATCGAGCGCAACACAGCACCCGCCGATACGTCCGAACGCGAGCCGTCGATGGATGAATGGGCGGCCAAGCGTAACCCCGAGATCATGAACGGCCGCAAACCGTTCTTCAACGTCACTGAGCGCGTTGCGGCGCGGCACTGAAAGGAAATACCGGCATGCTCACCGCATCCTCGTTTGGCACCACGCCCGCAGACAAACCTTCGCGTCCGGCGACCGACCTCGAAAGTCTGCACGACACCATCACCGCCAGTGCGCGAGACACGGCGGAAATCATCGCGTCGCTGGCGTCGCTGGTGATCAAGCTGCGGGGCAGCAGCCCGCCGCAAGACGACCGCAACGTGACATCGCTGCCGGAGCGCCCGCCAGCGGGCATCCTGGCGGAACTCCGGTCGGCGATTTTCACCGTCAACGAAGGCCACGAGGTTATCAAAAGCCTGATCGGCGATTTGGCAACGCATCTCTGACCCTGCGGCAAGCCTGACCGACCGGCCGGACAGCCGGGTGACCAAAGACCCCGACCGGCCGGACAGCCGGGTAGCCTGACCACCGACCACTGACCACCGAAGACTGAACCGCACCGGCGCGAATAAGCCGGGACCGCCACCGGAGCGCAGTCCGGGCAGGAACCCATCAGCATGACAACAATCATCTAGTCGCTCCGCGTGCGGGGCGCGCAGGAGTGTTACCGTGGCCTCAAACGCCCTACTCACGCCGGCCCTGATCACCAAGGAAACACTGGTGATCCTGGAGAACAACCTTGTCGCAGCCGGCAAGGTCAACCGTCAGTTCGAAAACCAGTTCGTCAAGATCGGCACCACGCTGACCGTGCGCAAGCCGAACCGGTTCAAGATCACCCTTGGCCCGGCTTTGCAGATCCAGGACATCAGCGAGCCGTCAACCTCGATCACCGTCTCCACCCAGGCGCATGTGGACTTCCAGTTCAGCAGCCAGGAACTGACGCTGACCATCGAGGAATACTCGGAGCGGTATTGCAAGCCCGCCGCCGCCACCATCGCCAACCAGATCGATATCTCGGTGCTGCAAAACTTCACCGCGATCTACAGCGAGGTTGGCACGCCTGGCACCCTGCCGAACTCGTTTGCCTCGCTCGCCGCCGTCGGCCAGCGGCTTGACGAGCAGGCCGCACCGCAGGACGGCCGCGTGCTGATCCTCAACCCCGCCGCCTACTGGTCGATCGCCAACGGGCTGTCCAACCTGTTCACCCGTTCGGTTGCCGAACCGGCACTGAAAGGCTTCCTGGCCGCGATCGCCAACTTCGAAATCTACGAAGACCAGAACATCCAAAGCCAGACCGTCGGCAACTATGCCGGCACCCCGACCGTCAACGGCGCTGGGCAGACCGGGGCATCGCTGGTCACGCAGGGCTGGTCGAACAGCATCGCCACCCTGCTGAACGTGGGCGACGTGTTCACCATCGCGGGGGTGTTCGCGATCAACCCGCAAAGTCGCCAGTCCACCGGCAGCTTGATGAACTTTGTCGTCACCACCACCGCTTCGTCTTCCGGCGGCGGCGCATCGACCCTGGCCATCAGCCCCGCGATCACCACCACCGGCGCCTATCAGAACGTTTCGAACTCCCCGGCGAACTCGGCTGCGATAACCGTTCTTGGAACGGCATCAACCACCTATTTCCAGAACATCGGGTTTACCCGCGATGCGTTCGGGTTAGTGTGTGTTCCCATGGAGTTACCGGGCGGCGTGGACTTCGCTGCACGTGAGATGTATCGCGCAATCAGCATGCGTATCGTTCGGGCTTTCGACATATTTAACGACGTTACTCCGTGCCGTATCGATGTGCTGTACGGCACCAGCACGTTTTATCCAGAACTCGCCGCCCGGCTGACCAACTAAGCCGGAAAAAGACGAAAAACCGGCCATAAAGCTCCGGTTTTTCGTTTCAAGTTTATATCAGACGACGGACCGGAACCGATGACGCCTCGCCAGATCAAACGCTTTCGAAAGCAATTCGCCGAACAGGTCGAGCAGGAACGCAACGGCGCGCCGATACCGCCCGAGATTGCCGCCCTGATGA